TGTCGGTATAGGTTTTATTGCTCTATCAAATAATACAACAGCGTCTAACAACACAGCAATTGGAAGAAGTGCTTTACAAGAAAACACAACAGGTCATTCCAATACAGGAATAGGTCAAGGTGCTTTACAAGCTACTACAGACGGAGATCAAAATGTGGCAGTAGGTAATAGTGCTTTAACAACAGCAACAACAGCTAGTTCAAATACAGCAGTTGGTCATGATGCTTTAGGAGATACCACAACAGGTGGTCAAAACAATGCTTTTGGAGATGGTGCTATGGATAAAAACACTATAGGCTATAGAAATGTCGCTATGGGAAATAGTGCTATGTTTAAAAATACAGAAGGATACTGTAATACTGCACTTGGTCATATAGCTATGTATTGTAATGTAACAGGAGATTTAGTCACAGCTGTAGGTGCTGGTGCTTTATATAAAAATACAGCAGACAAAAACACAGCTGTTGGTTCTTGTGCTGGATATAATAATACAAGTGGTGTAAATTTTGTTGCTATTGGACATAATTCAGGTCATTGTAACACAACAGCAGATGGTAACACATTTGTTGGTGCATCTTCTGGATTTAAAACTGAAACAGGTGCTAGTAATACTAGTGTGGGTGCTAATTCTTTAATGTGTAATGTATCATCTGCTAATAATACAGCAGTAGGCTCAGATTCTTTAAGAAAAAATACAGGAGCAGATAATACAGCAGTAGGTGTGGGTTCTTTAGCTTGTAATACAACAGGTGTAGAAAATGTAGCTATTGGTGCTTTAGCTGGAAATGCAAATACTACAGGTAATCTTAATACTTTTGTTGGGCGTGAAGCTGGACAAAACAATACAACTGCTGGTAATAATACTTTTGTTGGAGAAAGAGCTGGGTCATCTAACACAACAGGAGATGAATCTGTAGCTGTAGGACAGTTTGCTTATTCTGGCAATACAACTGGCGTTGATAATATTGCAATAGGAAGAAGTGCATTATCAGCAAATACAACAGCAAATAACAATGTCGCTGTTGGAAGAAGTGCATTACTTTCTAACACAACAGGACATACCAATGTTGCTGTCGGTAATAATGCCTTAGATGCTAATACTACAGGATGTAAAAATACAGCTGTAGGTCGTCATGCTTTAGGTTTAAACACAACAGGAGGTGATAATGTTGCATTTGGCTGTGGTGCTTTATGTGCTAATACGACAGGTGTAGATAATACAGCAATAGGTGCAAATGCTGGGGATTCTCTGACAACAGGTTATAGCAATGTATTATTAGGTCATAATGCTGGAAATCAAGTTACTACAGGAGATAATAATGTACTTCTTGGAGATTCTGCTGGTACTGATGCTGTAAAAAATATTACAAGTGGCGATAATGAAATTGTTATAGGTAATAATTCACATACAACTGCGACTATTAAAATTGATTGGACAGTAACTTCAGATTTAAGAGATAAAACAAATATTGAAGACGTTCCTTATGGTTTAGATTTTGTTAATCAAATAACACCAATTAAATATAAGTTTAAAACATCTAGAGAAAATGAAACACCTACAGGTAAAGCAAGGTATGGTTTTAAAGCACAAGACATTTTAGCTTTAGAGGGAGACAATCCAGTTCTTGTTAATAATGATGATGAAGATAATTTAAAATTAACAAGTGCTTATTTAGTGCCTGTATTAGTCAATGCAATAAAAGAATTAAAAGCAGAAATAGATGAATTAAAAAAGGATAAGTAGAAAATGTTTTTTGGAGCAACTACATTTTCACAAGCACCTTTTGCAGGACAAGGAACCGTTAACGTTGTTGTTAATGTTTCAGGAAAACAAACTAATCTTAGTATTGGTAATGTAGTTGTAAATAGTAATTCTTTAGTTAATGTAACTGGAAATAGATTTAATCTTGCTACAGGAACTGTAGCAACTACTGGAACAGCTGTAATAAATGTTACAGGTAAACAAACTAATTTTGCTATAGGTAATGTTACCGTAAGTGGTGATTCATTAGTAAGTGTAACTGGAAACAGATTAAATATTTCTACAGGTAATGCTACAGTAATTGCAAATGCAATTGCAGCAGTAACAGGAAGTAGAGTTAATGTTGCTACAGGTTCTGTAGCAATAACAGGTGATGCTTTAATCAATGCATCAGGAAACAGGTCTAATTTAACAATTGGAAATGCTACAGCTTCAGGTGGAACTGTAATTACACCTAGTGGTAATAGAATAAATGTTTCAAATGGAACAGTTAGTGTAACTGCAGATGCAGTAGTATCTGTTACAGGAAATAGATTTAATGTAGCAATTGGTAATGTTGCAATTACTGGAGATGCTTTAGTCAATGTTACTGGTAATAGAACAAATATTGCAACAGGTACTGTTACGGTAACTGCAGATGCAGTTGTATCACCAGATGGTAGTCAAATAGAAATAGCAACAGGTCAAGCTTACGTAAGAGCTTGGAGTAATTTAAATCCTAATGCAAATCAAACCTGGACTACTCTAAATACAGGTGCTACAAGCTCTTGGACAGGTGTAAATACAGGTGCTACAAGCACTTGGGTAGAAATAGATCCTACGGCTTTACCTCCAAAACCGTAGTTGACCCTATTAAAAAATTAATATAATATGGAGAATAAGGAGAATATATGGCATCAAGTACATCAAGTGATTTAAAATTAGAACTCATTGCAACAGGTGAAAAGTCAGGAACTTGGGGTGGAATTACTAATACAAACTTACAAATTTTAGAACAAGCAGCATCTGGATATCTAGAGTTAGCTGTAGGTTCAGCAGATGTAGCATTAGCTTTAACAAGTTTTGCAACATCAAATGGTAAAAATTTATACTATAAATTAACAGGAACATTAACAGCAAACAGAACAGTTACTATGCCTAGTTCTGCTGAAAGAGTTTTTATTGTAGAAGATGCAACATCAAGATCTTCATCTAATTATACACTAACAGTTAAAACAGTATCTGGAACAGGTGTAACTATACCAGTAAAAGCTAAAATGGTTTTATATTCAGATAGAACTAATGTCCATTCTGGACCTATGACAAAAGGTTATGTAACTGTTACAGGTGCATATACTGCAGTTGCAGGTGATCAAGTTATGGTTAATACTACAGGTGGAGCAATTACAGTAACGCTACCAACGTCACCAAGTACAGGTGATGAAGTATCTTTATTAGATGCAAGAGGAACATTTAATACAAACAACTTAACCATTGGCAGAAACGGTCAACCAATTGAAGGCGCAGCAACAGACGACGTACTTAGTACAGCAGGACAATCAATTACTTTAGTATATGTAGATGCAACAAGAGGTTGGACATACAAAACCAATACAGCATAAGGAGCGTCATAAGTGGCTCTTATTGACTTTAAAATATTACCTGGAATAGATAAACAGACTACAGGAGCTGGCGCTGAACAACGTTGGGTAGATTCTGATAATGTTAGATTTAGATACGGATTACCAGAAAAAGTTGGTGGATGGCAATCACCTATTAAAACATCTATTGTAGGACTAGCTAGACAACAACATGCTTTTGTAAGTTTAGATGGTAAAAAATATATAGTTATTGGTACAGATAAATTTTTACTTGTTTATTACGATGGTGAACTTTATGATATTACACCTTTAGCATCTACACTTAACTCTTGTACGATTACAACTGTTTCAGGATCAGCTAGTGTAACTATTACCAAAAGTTCTCATGGTTTAAGCGCTGGTGATATTGTATTATTAGATCAAACAACTTTACCTTCAGGTACAGGTTATTCTGCATCTGATTTTGATGATAAATTATTTCAAGTAACTTCTGTTACTGATGTAAATAATTTTGTAATTACACAAAGTTCTAATGCAACAGGAGCAGCAGGTCCAGGTGGTAGCATAGATGTAACTCCATATGAAGTTGTTGGACCTCAAACACAAACAGCAGGTTATGGTTGGGGAACAAATACTTGGGGTGGTAGTACATGGGGAACTGCTTCTGCAACAAGTAGCGTGATTCTGGAACCAGGCCTCTGGAGTTTAGATAATTTTGGTCAAGTATTAATTGCAACTATTGCAAATGGTAAAACATTTACATGGAATGCAGGAGCTAATAATCCATTAACTGTTAGAGCTTCACAAACTACAACTAATTTTGAAACAACAAGTAATCCTTCAGCATCTAGATTTACAATGGTTTCACCTACAACAAGACACTTAGTTCATTTTGGAACTGTATTACCAGGTACTACAGATCAAGATGATATGGCTGTAGCTTTTTCTGATCAAGAAAATATTAATAGTTATGTTCCAACTTCTGTAAACACTGCAGGTTCTCAAAGATTACAAGATGGTACTAAATTAATGGGAACACTAAGAGCAAAAGAAACTATAATGGTATGGACAGATAATGCATTATATAACATGAGATTTGTTGGGGCTCCATTTACATTTGGATTTGAACAAGTAGGTACTAACTGTGGATTAGTAGGTCAAAATGCTGCTGTTGAAGTTGATGGTGTTTCTTTTTGGATGTCACCAAAAGGATTTTTTGCATTTGATGGTACAGTAAAAACAATACCATGTAGCGTAGAAGATTATGTTTATAGTGATATAGATCTTACAAAAGGTCAACAAGTATATGCAGGTATAAATAATTTATATACAGAAGTTATTTGGTATTATCCTTCTGCAAATTCTGAATATGCAGATAGATATGTTATATATAATTACACAGATAAAGTTTGGTATACAGGAACAGAAGCTAGAACTACTTGGTTAGATGCTAGTGTATATCCAAAACCTTTTTCTACAAAATTTACAAGTACAGGAACAGCTAATTTTCCAACAGTAGTAGGTGAATCTGGTTTAGGTAAATCACAATTTTTTGAACAAGAAATAGGAACAGATCAAGTAGATGAAACAGGAACTGTAACTACTGTTAGTTCTTTTATTAAATCATATGACTTTGATTTACAAGGCCAAGGAGGAGAAGCAGGAGATATATTTCTAGCGGTAAGACGTTTTGTACCTGATTTTAAAGATTTAGATGGTAATGCTAAAGTAACTTTAGCTATAAAAAGATACCCTCAACAATCAGATACAACAAGTAGTTTAAGTCCCTTTACAATTAACTCAAGTACTGATAAAAAAGATACTAGAGCTAGAGGTAGGTTTGTTAATGTAAAGATTGAAAACGACTCAGCTTCAGAATCTTGGAGATTTGGTACTTTTAGGTTAGATATACAACCGGACGGAAAAAGATAATGGCATTATACGAAGACGTTATTAAATATTTAAATGAAAAAAATAAAGGTGGTGGAACATCTGGTGGGATGTTTGACAACTACGATGAGTCTAATAACCCATTTATAATAGATTTTGATAAAGACGAAAAAACTGTAACGGATGCAATTCCTTTTAACAATCCTATAGTAGAAGCAGCTAGAAGAGATAATGATCGTAATGATCCTTATAATATGAATGCTATGAATAATCCAAATGTAAGAACTCAAAGAGATTATAGGGATCCAAGAAGTTCTATGATGGATGCAGCGCCAAAACAAAACCTTTCTGTTTCAGGTATATTAAAAGGTTTAGCATTAAATGCTCTTCCAGGTATGGGAATGATTAGTATGGCTAAAGGTGTTGCAGGTCTTTTACCTGCAAATAAAAGAGCTTTAATGGAAAATGAATTACTAGGAAAAGGATATACTTTAGATAGTTTAGGTAGAATTGTAACAGATAATTATAATAGTAAAGAAGGTGTTATGGCTGGTCTTAATGCAAATAGACTTAATGAAGCATCTTTTGATAAAAAAAGTGCAAGAATTGAAAAAACTTTAGCAGACAAATATGGAATGAGTGCATCAGATATTGCTGCCGCAAAAGCTGGAACTTACTCAGGTAATGTAAAAACAGATTTAATAGATAGATTAGGATTTGTTGCTGATGCAAGAAAAGATATATTAGGTAGTGTAACAACTGCAGAAGAATTAGAAGAAGAAATTAATGATTT